CAACAAAATCTAATCCATAAGGTAAATCTTCAATACTTGTTTTATCTCTTTCATCAGATAATGAGGTAATCGTTGTTACTTGACATCTTAAAGTAGCAATACTTGAGTTACCTAAAGTTATTTCATTATCTACTGATGCTGCTGAAGATTGTGCATTATAACCTAAAACTGTATTATTTGAGCCTGATGCAGATGATGCAGCAACATTAGCATTTTTACCTACTATAGTATTATGTGCACCTGTCATTGTTCCGCTTTGTGCATTATAACCTACTATAACACTACCCTCTGAACTATCAGCATAACCTGCTTGATAACCTACTGCAACACTATCATAATTTACTCCACTATTAAAATTAGCTTGATAACCTACTGTAACATTATAATTGTATGCAGTTCCTGCTGTATTATAAGCACATTGATACCCTACTATTGTATTACTTTGAAAATTAGTTGTGTTGTTGTATTTTGACAACATTGTGGTCTGATCCACCTGACCCAACTTGCCCAAAACCTGCATTATAACCAATATAAATATTGTCCTCTTGTTCAGTTTCTGCTTTTCCTGCTCCTGCTCCTATAAATGTATTTCTAATACCTGATGTAACTGATAAACCAGCTCTATATCCTACAGCTGTATTATATGTATCCGCTGTAACTGCAGATGTCATTGCTTTTAATGCTTCTAATCCTACTGCAACATTACAATCGGCCGCAACATTTGTAACCAATGCTTCTCCACCAATAGCTACATTTTTATTACCTATAGTTGTTGAAGCGCCAGCTGTATATCCTATAAATGTATTTTCTTGGCCCGTTGTTATTGAACTTCCTGCATTCCCCCCAACAAGCGTACTTCTAATAGCTGTTGAAACATTTGCACCAGCAGAATAACCAAGAGCTACATTATATGCAGTAGCCCC